TCACCATGCCAAACGGTGACCGCTTGTTTCTGATTGCGCCAAAACTCATCGGCAATCTCAATCGCTCGGTTCAGAAGCTCACGGAGCCTTGCGACCTCGGCTTCTAGTTTGTGGTTCATTTCTCCGACTGGTTCACAAGCGTAGCAGGAGCCTTGGAATCCTAGTTTAAAGCGATCAAGTTCCTCACGGAGCCTTGCGACCTCGGTGGTGGTGTCGGGGTTCATTTTATTTTTCCTTTTGGTTCTTCATCCTTCTCAATAGTGACCTTGAATCCAACATTTCCTGCAACATGGAAGGCAATTACGCCTTCTGGATTCATGTATCCTTTAGCGGCTTGACTGCCCTCAATTTTAAGCCTTTCGATCTGTCGGTTTGCCTCGCTGAAATCTCCAATTCCCAAAATTGGAACTAACCCACAACACGCTGGTAGAATGTCTTGATACTTTTCAATGCGCGGATCTGCGGTTGGGATACGTTTAGGATTTTGTCCGGCAGCGCACCATCGAATTACATTAAAGAGAGAGAATCGTTTTTCGCCCTGTGTGTAACCATACCCGCGCTGTATTCCGCTTCCCCACCACTCTCCGAAATGAGATCCAACTCCAAGTTCCATGAGAGAATCCTTATATGCATATGCCCATTTAGCAAATCCGTGGTTGTCATTTTCAGGCGTGATCCATCGCGTCCTAGAACCAACTAGAAATTGTCCGTCTTCGGTTATTTTGATTTGGGCATTAGTCCCATCAATTTTTTCTGTGACGATAACCTGACGATTAAGTCTAGCTATTTTTGGGAAACCGCTAAATAGCGGAGAATTGATATTGTTCATGTCGGGGTTCATTTTAATCCTTTAATTACCGCTATATTTAACATTAATGCTCCAGTCCAATAAAGAACTTGGTTCCAATTCCCCGCAACTAACCAACGCACCAAGAGAAGGCCGTAAAAGCACAGCAAGGCATAATTGATAGTGCGGGGATCGGAGAGCCAATTCATTCTGTGACGATTGAGGAAGGCTTTTTAGGCTCGTTAATCGTGTTCTCAAAGAACTCATCAATATCACAGATCATGCAGGGCGCACCTTTTTCGTGCGTTTCCTTGTCGTGGCCCCCTGCCGCGATAAGGATTTGCTTGATCCCGTCAAGGAAAGCATAGGCTTGGTAGCTCGCCGCGAAGAACTTTGCCCAACGGATTGCTTCTTCGGGAGAACACAGAGAAGAGATGGAACAAATTTCCAGCCCTTCGGCATCCAAGATTCGGTCGGCATCGGCTTTGATGGGGAATTTAAACTCAATAGGGTTGTTGTTGATGATCATAATTAGATGGAGTAAGAGGCGAATTTCTTGCCTGTTTTGCGGTTGTGTTTGATGGTTCGATTGATGCGGTAGCCCATGCGCTTCAATTCAAGAACACGGGCGGCTAGACGAAAGCATCCAAAGCGATTCAATGCTTCAAGGGCCGTGAGGCTCTTGCCGGTCTTGAGGTGCTTGAGGATGCGGAGGGACTGACTAGGGTTGGTGTGTTTGGTTTTCATTTGCGGTTGTATGCGGTTAGGATTTTGTCGATCTCCTCATGGATGAGGAGGGTCTTGCCAAGAGAATTGAGCTTCTGAATTTCTTCCAAAGAGCGAAGAAGGCCATCCAACTCTGCGGCAAGGTCGTTGTAGCTCATTTCAGCGGCTCTTTGAGCGGATAGCCAGCTCAGGTCGTTGTTTGTCATTGATTTTGTATTTCGGGGTTCCGATGAGGCCGCGCTCTGAAAGTCGCATCAAAAGCGGGGGCCACCAAATGCAAGGACGATCTCCATGATATTCCTTCATGCCATGACTTTGTTGATGGTTTCGTTCAATACATTTGCCTGACGAAAAAAGATTTCGTCAAGGCGATCAAAGCCAACCGATGATTGGCGAGGAGTCGGTTGAACCAATGCTTTTTCTAGGATGACTAGATCGTTGTAGAATTGCTTTGCCCTTGCAACGCTGATTCGGATCTCGGATAGCCCGTGTTCTTCTGCGTATTTGATGCTCACCTTAAGCATTGCATTGTATGTTGCGGCCCTGCTTGCGGCCTCTCGTAGTGTTGTTTTCATTTTTGTTGTGCAGAGCATGGTTGAATGCTCTGAGGCCCATGCTTTCAGAATCTCGAAACGAGTCAACAACAAATTTTTGAAAAAAATAAGGGCGGGGATTTCTCCCCGCCCTGCGGTGTTCGACAAAGGCAGCTTACGCATTAGCACCCGGTTCGGAGGTCTCTTCCGACTCCCATTCCGCAAATTTTAGAAATCAATATCCTCGTCCTTCGGCTGGTAGCCGTTACTCTTCGCCTTGTTGTGAGGCGTAATGCCACCTTTCTTTTGACGAGGAGGGCCAACCTTGATGGATAGGAAATTGCTTCCTGCCTTGCTTGTCTTCTCCCAGATGGAGATCTCGTAGTCCTTACCCTCCACATTGAGAGGGCCGCTCCACTTGGGAGCTTTGGGGTTTGCGTTGTCGCGCTCGAAAGCGGCTCCGCTGTTTGTGTTGTCGTAGTTGCTCATTGGTGTGTTGTTACTTCCCGTTCTTCAAACCGCAGGTATTGCGGCTGGAAGGTTAGCGGGAAAGATGTTCTACTACAATTCCTAGCGAGTCGGATGTCAAGCCAATATCCGATCTCATCGGGATCTTGTTTCTTCTTGCTATCCTCCTCTGCCTCTTGGTAGCGGATGACCAAAAACATATCGCAGTCATGCTGGATAGCATCAGATTCACGGGCGGTTCCGTTGCGGTTAAGCTGGCATAGAGCAATGATGGTGATTCCAAGTTCCTTGGCTACCAACTTGAGGCATCGGCTGACTTCTGCCACCTGGCGCTCACGGGAGTCCTTTGCGTTGGATGGCATAGCAAGCTGGATATAATCAAAAACAATCATCTTTACGCCATGCGTTGCCACCATCCTACGAGCGGCAGCCATGATTTGAAGTGGGTTGATAGAGCTTTCATCTCTGATCCAGATCGGTAGCTTGCCAACTTGCCCCACGCCAAAAGCAATCTTACCCATCTCTTCTTTAGTGGGGTTTTTGGATAGCACGGATATGTCCACGCCAGTTAGGGAAGCTACAAGCCTATCCACCATTTCCCCGCTACTCATCTCAAGGCTGAACACTCCCACGGGATTACCGGCATCAGCGGTTCGTTGGGCGATGTTGAGAGCAAGAGCGGTTTTCCCCCCTTTTGTGGGCGCACCGATCACAATCAATTGCCCTGGCCTCATGCCTCCCGTGTGTTCATCAAGAGCAGGGAAGCCGTAGGTAAGCCCCATGAGCTTGCCCTTGTTCTTCACCATCTCCTCATATTCGTTGAGGCGGCGTGTTGTAGCCTCGCCAATAGACTCAATTTTTGTCCCTGACTCCGCTTCTGAAGCAATGGCGACAAGAGCTTTCTGCACAGTCTCGGAGAGTTCCCCGTTCACCACAGGGTTACGCGCTGAATCAATGATGCGCTCTGCACCAGCAATGGCAAGTCGCGCCGTGTGGTAGTGGCGAATGATGTTGAAATACTCCTCATGGTTGTAGCTTGTCGCCACAGCAGAGTATATCGCCGCCACTTCTGACGCACCACCGCAATCTGCCATGCAGTTGTTGGTCTCCAACCACTCGCTGATGGTCACGAGATCCACGCTCTTGCCCTCTTTCCAGAGGGCTAAAAGCCCCTTAAACAGCGTTTTATGGGCTGGATAAGAGAACAGGGCGGCCTTGAGGTGATCGGCGTGTATATCAAGGATGGAGGGATTTTGCAGGGCAGAGGAAAGGAAAGCCCTTTCTGCGTCTAGATTGGCAGGAAGGCTCATTTGGTTATCCTTCCAATAATAAATCCAAATACGCAAATAAGACCGCCGACTATATCAAAGTTCATTTCTTCTTCCTCCCACGGGGCTTCGGCTCTGGCTTCGCGGCTTTCATTGCCCAATAAAGATCAACTTGCTTCTGGAATACCACCCATTCCTTTGAAAGGTCTTCTCGCCACACTACCTCAAAATCGCCCTCTTCTTCCTTGCCGATACGGACAATCGCGTGATCTTGAATGTGATGGAACGGAGTCACCACATTGTATATTTGGGCATAACCCGCGCATTGCCTCCAGTAGCTCTCCGAGATTTTCTTACTGGTCTTGAAGTCGAGGAGAACGTGATCCCCATTCTTGCGCTTGGCGATAAGGTCAATCGTACCTCCGTATCGATACGCCTCGTTGACTAGCTGAATCTCTGTGGCTACGACCTGAAGGTCTTGAGTCTCCCACCACTCAAGGAACTTATGATAACACACAAGAGCCTTATCCCGCTCCTTCTGCGTGTAGTCGGATAGGTCTGCTACAAACCCATTCAAGAATGCCTCAACATAAAAGTGAGCCAGCGTACCAATGTCGCAAGCCTCCTTACTCACGTCTCGGTAGTTCTTTCCCTCGCAACCTAGTTTCCAGGCCCAATGGATCAACGCCCCTGCGTCATCACCAATTTTACTTATAGTAGATCCTCCCGGTACTTGCGTTCCATCAGATAGGAAATACTTCTGATGCTCTTTGTGTCGGTCTAGTTTTACGGAGTTCATTTTTGTTTTGGTTTTTGAAATACAAGAAAATAGCTCATTCTGCGTAGTCCTCGTAGTCAATTCCGCATCCGCACTCTGGGCATTCTTCTGGCTCTGTATAGCCTCCTTCTGGCGGCTCGTTATCATCGTAGCAATGCGAGGTGATTGCTGGGATGTAGGGATACACTACAATCTCCGTGTCCTTGCCGCATTCACATGAATGCGTTTGTCCGAATGGCTTGGGTCTTTTCATAGTGATTCAATTGCGTTTTTGTATTTTTGGTTCTGTTTCTCGGCGGCATCTAATCGCTTGCAGAGAAGTTTCACTTCTATTTCAAGGATGAGGATCTGATCAGCTATCTTATCTAGTCTATCCACAATCGGATTCAGCGGTTCCTTTCCAGCGAAAAATGTGGTTGTGGAATTGACGTGTAGTAATGGTTGCATTGATTGATTCTTACGAATGGTTTCTGCCCCTCGCAGGATTTGGTTAATCTTGTCTTGGATTCCGTACATATCAGTTGATGTCCTCTGGTTTCACTTCTCGCTTCATGGCGTTCAGTAGATCGCAATGGCGTTGCGCTGTAGTTTCGTCATCGAATGCCGCTTCCATAGGCCAATCAGCGGTTGTACCCATGTTTTTATCAATGAAGTCAATGTAATCGCGCATGAGTTTACGGAGCCTTGCTACCTCGTTGTCTAGTGTATGTTGTGGGTTCATTTTGAGCGTTATTGAGCGTTAGCGGCTCCATGAGTTTCCGATAATGTAGAGAGGCTCCTCTTTATGCAGGAGCAGTTGACATACCCAAGTTCCTGCATTGAATTGGCCCAACAGATAAGGATAGAGAGGTTGCACAATCCCTGCGGCTTGTAATGCTTTTACCATTCCTTCGTTCTCGCTGTAGTCTTTTATGATCACTTGCCCAGGCTCTAGCCAAACTTCGGGATCATTGATGGTTGCTGTGGCGAATGGGCTTCCATTCTCGGTGAGTCGGATCGCGGTGCGTCCGTTCTCGTATTGGTCGAACACGACATCGCATTCGGCTCCAAGGAACTTTACTTTCATTATTTTTTTGTGGGTTGCGAGGCCATTGCCTCTGGTTCAGCTACGAGTCGTAGCAGAATGAAAAAGCTGGTCAAACTTTTTTTGAATAAATCTTGAAGCCCCTTCTAGCGGCCTCCGCAAGAAACTCTGCCTCGCTGTATTGATCTATAGATACATACTTCCTCCGATTTGCCACTTGATCTCGTTGTGTAGCCCATCGGACATTGCTCGGCTCGTAATCTCCATTCACATCTATGCGGTCTATGGAATGATTGGGGCTTGGCTTTGGGCCAACGTCTGCAAGGAAATTCAAGAATCCATTTTTTCCTTTCCATCGTTCGCAAACCTTGATGCTGCGATCAGCGTAGTCTTTCTTGCAAGGATGTTTTATATTTGGTGAGCAACGATTGAGCATCCCCCTCCAATGAATGTATTCTCTGCTCTTGCTCATGCCATGAGTTTTCCCAGAGCGGTTTTCTTTCCACAAGCAGTTGCAACTTTTTTGTCCACGCTTTAATGCGTATCCCATGATTTCTTTTTCTACTCCGCAATCACATCGGCATAGCCAGTAATATTTTCCTTTGTGATCTTTCCTGCCGCGCTTCAAAACAAGCAAGCGTCCAAATCTGTGTCCTTCAAGTGATTCTCTATCTCGGTGAATTGTGTCAGTCATATGAGGACTCTAGCGTATTTTGGCTAACAAAGCTATCCCAATCTTCTTCCATTTGCTGATTTGTTTCGCTAGTCCCTTGTATGCCGTAGTTCCTGACAAACACCTCCACAAGAAGAGCCAAGGCATCTGCTCTATCTGGACTGTTGCCGCTTGTTCTTGCCTTCATTTCTTTCTTACTCTCAACGCAAATCTTTTCCTTCTTCAGCGAGTATAGGCGAGTAGAAAGCTCTCGCGCCGTGTCCTCGTCTAGTCCACGAAGTTTGTTTCCAACAATCATTTGGCGCACATTGAACCAAAGTTGAGTGACCCTGTTGTAATAAAGCTCTTTGCCTGTCTTCTCATCTTCTACGCTCACTTTGTCTTCGGTTGCGTATCCTCCAAAGGTCACGCGATGGAATCCATTCTTCCAACGCTGGCTTATGATGTCCGCAAGTCCTGCTCCTCCTCCAGTAGAGTCAAGAGCAAAACATTCTGGCTCTATGCGCTTTTGATTGAGTTTTTCAATCACCCTATCCGCAATCTGAAAGAATGCAGGATAATCCACCCTTTCTTCAATGATGATCTTGTGAGTCTCTGTAATCATTAGAACAGTATCACCATCAACAGTCTTTCCAATCATGCCAAATCGCAGAACACAATCATCGCCATCTGTTGTGAATGCAGGGTCAAGAGCCGCTACTTGCATTAGCCCTCCACCCGCCCATATTGCCTTGTCTGATGCCTTTCCTTCTTGGATGGTAGCCGCATCAACAACTGTGTTTCTAACGCCGCTAGGAGGCCAGAACCCCCTCACATAGCTCCACCATTGAAGAGAGTTCTCTCCATAGTTGGCTCGGCAAGCATCTATGTCATCTTGAGAGAATAACTTTGGAAAGATGATTTTACCGCGCTTGACATTCGGGGACTTTAGCCCATCAAAGTGAATACAAATACCAGTCTTAGTTTCCCATGATTCATAGTCTGCCGTGATGGTTGACCATCCTCCCTTTGGTTCACAGAACCTTCCATGTGCATCATATTGACTGCTGGCGTTTCCGATTGCCACAAAGCGATAGAAATCTGCACCAATAGAAAGATTGAATCTTGCATCGAAAACAGCAGGGGGACTCTGCGGGGCTTCGTCAACGCAGATAATAGTCCGTGATGGGTGGAAGCCCTGCAGTTTACCAACCGCTTGTTCTACAGCCCCGCTATCAACTGCTAGACCGATAATTGAATGTCGGTCATCCCCTTTCTGAAATTGAATCTTGGTTTGAGAATCAACTATGTTCAACCCAAACAAAGGATGGACTGGGCGCATGAAGTTCATCACTTCACTCCACACGCGACCCCTCAAGCTGGGAACTGTCGTTGATGTGAGCGCAACACGGGTTGCCATAGGGCAAGCCAAATACTCAATCGTGGAGATTAACGAGAATGTGAATGTCTTACCAGCGGCTCCGCACCCAGTCGTCCCGATCTCTTTATAGTTTGTCCAAGCCCAGAGACAAAGCTCTGACCAGTCATTCCATCCATCCATGACCCAAGGCCATAGCATATGGATAACGTGCTTGATATGCTGACCCCGACTCAAGCCGCTGAAGCGACTTGGATCGGGATCTTTCACCATCAGCAACTCAACCTCTAGTTGGGTAGCTTTAGGGAAAGCCGATAAATCTAAACCATAGGTTTGTAATTTCATTAAGGCTGGAGCCGCCCCTTGCGGGGCGACTCCGTAACAACATCTACATCATGGTAGATATGTGATCTTATCGGAAGTAGGATCGAATAGAATCCATTGCCCCCTTGGGCTTGCCAGTAGTCTCGTTGATGTCGCTAGTCCCGCGCCTTGGCGAGGGGCTTACCGCAGTATCTTGGGCAACGCGAGCCTTGTATTTAGCAAGTTCCGCTTTGAGCTTGGCATTCTCAGCAACCGCATCCTTGGCGATCACCGCAAGGAACGGAGTGACCATCATGTCGTTTTCGGAAGCAGTCCCCATGAGGATATTCTTTGCCGCCGCGATACGATCATCAACGAGCTTATTGTGATCATCGTCGTCTCCCTTACGGAAGAAATCAGACTTGCTGGCGAGATGAGAAGCAACTCGCTCAAAGTTCTTGTTGATCTTTTCCGTGGTGGCCTGACGAGTCTTCTCTTCTTCCTGAACAAGCGTGGAGGAAGTCTCGCGGTGATTCACCATAGCCGCCTCAAGCGCACCGCGCTTGCTGTCAGCATCATTGATGAGAGAAAGGAACTGGGCAGATGCCGCACCTCCTCCAAAGTTCTCGTCAATAAACTCAATCCGCTCCTTTCCTTTCAGCGAAAGAGCCTTTTCTGCAATAGCAGGGTCAGCGGCATACTCGTTTGCCCACTCGGTAGCCTTCTGAATAGCCGACTCGTAGGGAGCCTGGAACTTCTCGCGGAACTTAGGGCTACGCTCAAAAGCGGTTCGCTCAAGCTCTGCCTCAAGCTCTTCTGCCCTCTTCTGGTATTCAGCCAACTTCTCATCGCGGGTCTTGATCTCAAGCTCTGCCGCCTCTGCCTTCTTGCGGAGTTCGGCAAGGTTATCTTCCTTGCTCTTCTTCTTGGGCTTTTCCTCAACTGGATCAGGGTCTTTGGATAGGTCAAGGTCGGAAAGATCAAGGCTGTCAGCAACAGGCTCCGTCTTTCCCTCCTCCTTGGGGGCTTCCTCAATCGGGCCAGTATTCTTCTTTTCTTCAATCGTCTTGAGGAAATCTTGCACAGACTTCTCTGGGACTACATCAATGCCAGCGGGGGTTGGAGCAACCTCCTTTGTGCCGATGTCGGGAATCTCAGCAAGATTCTTGTAATCTACCTTTGGCAGATTCGGCTTATTCTTTAGTTGACGCTGAAGCTGTGAAAGATCACTGGGACGCTCCATAGGGGCGGCTGGGATCGGTTCAGCGGGGATGGTTGCTACTGGTGTGGTGGGTGTGGGGTTGTCCATATGTTAAAATTCGCTGGTGTAACTAGGTTCAATGTTGACTTGCTCCTCTGGCACTTCAGCCAGGATGAAGAGATCGCTGATCGCAGATGCCCTTCCAGAATCATAGCCAAACAAAACGTGCGCGTTGTTTGCTTGCTGGATAAGGCCAGCACCATTACCTAGAGTCTTTGCCATGCTCAAGCCGTCAACGACGGACAGAGCGTGTTTCATTACAGGGTTATCAAGGAGCTTCTTTAGCTCAATAGCTAGATCCACATTGGATCTCCAATCAGTTAGTGTCATATTAGTCTAGTAGGTCTTTCATTTTAGGGAGCTTATCATCGGTGAAGATGATGTTATTCTCCTCTGCGTTTTCAATCTCTTTTAATGCCGCTGGGAGAGCGTCAGTATTGACTTTAGTATCAAACCCCTTCACTCCCTCAGCGTGTTTCTCGCAATTCTTTATGGCTTCTTCCATCGTATCGCCAATGCCAATGCAATCTCCCACCTCGCACATCCTGACTCCAAGAGTGGGAATGATGTAGGTAGTGTCTTCGACGCGGCAAGCATTGCGCCACTTGATCCACCTTTCCACCTCTGGATCTACTGACACGGGAAGGGATCGCTCCTCTGCAAAGGAGGATTTAATCACGGCAAGCGCACCATACTTGGCTCGCCACACAGGGTCAACAAGCTCGCCATTGGCTCCAGCTTCCACAATCTCTCCCACATTATCCACCATCTCCCAGACAAGGGCAGACGGCGGCGCGGGGCAACGAGTAGTAAGATCAATCAGGTAAGGCGTTCCCTCGTCCGTGACCCTAATCTCTGTGCTAAACCATTGCCTATACTTGGCTTCCTCCATAAAGGGGGCCAGCTTCTCATTCACCACCCTCACAGGCTCGGAAAGATCAGCGTAGTTCCTCACGCATCCCACATATCCGCAGTCCTTCACTTCCACGCCAGTCAAGCAAGTGGAGGGATATTTCCCATCAATGCAATAGCCGTCATATCCTGCCTCCACCACGCTATCCACCTTATGCTCAATAATGAACGGGAAAATGTTGCAAAGGCCACCTAGAGCATCCCAAAGCTCATTAACGCGAGGCTCTGCCAGCTTCCATGTGGGAGCATAGAAAGTTTCAGCCAATCCTCGAAAGCCACTTATTTTGACATACACATCATCGTTATTCTCAAGGTATTCACGGAGGGCTGGCATTCCAGTAACGAGAGCGCACTTACCTACAGGCAGACCAAGCTCCCTCATGGTTTCCTTTGCCCTCCACCTCTGCACTTCCAGCTTCTCTCCAAGCCCAGCCGCCCATACGGGAATGCCAAGGGATCGGATATGCTCTGCCAGATACATGAATCCCACATCGGGAATCACAACAAAGTCCACATCTAGGTTTTCCTCCCAGCTATTGACTCGCTCCACTCCCTTGAGTCCCTCGCCAATAAAAGCAGGGCCAGGGATCGGGAATGACTTCTCATTGAAAGGCACAAAATACCTCACCTCATGCTCTTCAGCCAATCGCTCTGCGAATGCCGTGAAAAGCCCGTGATCTATCACGAGACACCTTGACATTACAATCCCCTCCTACTCATTATTAATTTCCTGTTCTTGAATGTCCCTTAAATCGTGAATCATATTCTTCATCTGCAAAGCTCGCTCGGAATCCTTGCCAAAGAAGTTGCGGTTATAAAGATAATACCTTTCGTAGATGAATGAGATGATCTGCTCGCGCATCTCTTCTCTGCCTTGCGTATATTGGTTATGAAAGTCCATATCCCATGCGCTTGAGTTCCCGGTCAATATACCAACGAGCTTTAAGCAAGTCAGTCGTTTCCTCGTCAGGGTTCTTATGCCCTGCGCGTGTGATATACTTCACCGCATTTCCGCGATTGAAGTTCATGTGTTCGGTTATGGTAATCACCTCAATCGGATATACCGATTTGTAGTGACTCGGATTAAC